TGCGTCGCGGTAAAGAACGATAAAATACGACGGCAATCCTGTGCAAGCGGAAATGTCATGCGCCCTGATAACCTTGTGCAGGTTAATCATTGCCGTTGGATACTTATTCATCTCAAATGTGCGTGCCTTTATCTCAGCAAACGCCACAATCTTTTCTTCAAAATCGTCGGTGATGGCCACGTCTAGGCCAAAACTCATTGGCAGCTTATCGAGGCTGTAGCCCTTCTCCGCCAGCAAGTCAGCCACCCGCTGTTCGTTATTGCGGTCGGCTTGTGTCTCATACATTCGCCGGGGCATCACATCGCCGCCAGATGCTCACGCAGCACCATCTCAAACGTCTCCCAATCCAGCGTAGCCGTGTAACGCCAGTCGTATGTCTCGGCTATGTCTTGCGCCGCGCTGGAGTTGCCTAGCATCGCAAGCGCCTGAATCGGTATCCGCACCTGCGTCTGTTGGCGATCCAGCTTAAAGATTAAACACGGCAGGGCGTCATTAGTATTGGCCGCAGACTTAGCCGCCGTGACTATCTGATCCCACCAATCATTGCTAGGCGACAGCTTCGCATACCGCTTGCACTCAATCAAAAACGGAAACGGCTTGTTGTCCGCTGGCTCCAGATCGCTCAGGTTCTTTTCCTGATATTGCGACAGCCGCCTGCGTAATTTTCTGCCAGTGGCCAGCTCAACGAGCTTGCAGATTTCTCGCTCGTATGCGGCTCCTTTTGCACGCCCTCCACCGGCACGCATCAGCCCCGCCCCGCTTGGTGATCCATTGTCGTCTGGATGTGGCGCTGGCGGATATTGCTCTCTAACTGCTTGACCAACAGCTCGTCGGCAAGCGACGACTGACTTCGGTGAGCCGACACATCTAGCTCGGCTTTTAGCATTTCGATGGTCGAGGCTCTGAGCCTCAACAAAACTGGTTTAACTTCACTCATTTTATGACCCTTCTGTGATCGTTGCTGGAAGCAAAAAACGCTTCTGGCTTCTTTTTGGTACACTTATGCCCCAAAACACCTACATGCCGTCAGCGGGCAAATTTGGGCGATTAAAGGCATAGTGCTATTTTTCTGCAATTAATCTAATAATAATGCAATATCGCTATTGATATATGTTGATATCATGATTATATTCTAAGGGTAAGAGGGACAAACACGGGAAATCAGGGAGATTACCAAATGACCAACAAATTCAAAATCGGTGACAAGGTTCGCGAAAAGGTTGTGACTATAAAGCGTGATGCTAACGGCAACCTAATGCACCGCCGCACAATGCACGGCTTGATCCCGATCGAAACTAAGGTCTGGAGCAATTACACACTTGAGGTTGTATCGGTTCCAGACGGCAACAAAAAGCGGTATTCGGTGCTTCGCACATTTGATTGCGGCGATACCAGAACCAGTCACTACGGCGAAAAATCACTGGCGCGGGCTTAACAGCCCCGCCCGAAAGGGAGAATTGATATGGTTTTTCATCGTCAGGAAATTATCGAGTTTCAGGATGGCCACAAGGAACTAATTTATGTGGACAACGAAACCGGCCAGACATTTATGCGTGACGCGACGCCAGCCGACCTTGAGTGGTGGGGGCATATGAATAAGCCGACGCCTCGTTGCCCGCATGTAGACCGACTGTTTGGCGACATGCTGAAATAGAAAGGGAGATCAGCATGAAACAGATCAGAGTAGACCGCGAAAAACTCTGGTACGTCGTGAGCAATCCGTTCACGCGTCCAGTTGTAACTGGTCCGATTTTTGACAGGTACGACGCAATCGCGTTGGCTTGTAAGCGCACCGGCCACAAGAGCCTCATCACGCACATATCGCGCGGTGAGTCTTGGGTCGGCGGTGAGATCGTGTGTAGCGCGTACCGCCTACACGTTAACGGATGGACGGCGTTAGCGCCAAAGAAGGCTGACACGCGTCTGGATAGACCATCAAAATATGGGAGAGGGTAATGGTTAAAGACACAATTTGTATGCTGTTGTTGATGGCATTTGGCTTGGCTTTTTTCACAAACGCCGTGACTACTGAGTGGAACGTGTTTGCTCTGATGGCTCGATTTGGGGGTGCAAACTGATGGAGATTATCACATTTGAAGACGCTAAGGCGCGGGGGTTGAACTACTATTTTGAGGGCACGCCTTGCAAAAGAGGTCATGTGTCAAAGCGTTATTTTAACGGCAATTATCGCGGAGCCTGCTATGAGTGTACCGCACAAAACGCTAAAGACCGTCAGCAACGCATTTATGACGACCCTGACTGGCATAAAAAGGAAAAGGAAAGAACGCGGAAAAAAGCTGCTCGCCTTCGCAAAATAAATGGCGATAAAATAAACGCCCGCGCACGGCAGAGGTATGCTGAAGATGCTGAATACCGTGAAAGGGTACTGAGGCATAACTCTGACTTTATAAAGCGTACTGGATACTATAAGTCAGAGACGCGCAGGAAATGGATGGAAGCAAACCCAGAGAAGCTAAAATGGTATGCAAAAATGTGGCGAGAGCGTCACCCCGGCAAGGCCGCCTACCTTGGCTATATAGGGAGGCGCAAGCGTCGACAGGCAATGCCTGATTGTATAACTGACGACCAGAAAAAACAAATCCAAAAACTTTACGCGAAAGTGTATCGCTTGAACAAAAAGGCTGGGAAAAACAAACCGGGTCAATGCGCCTACCACGTTGACCATATTGTGCCTATTACGCACGACGACTTTTCTGGCCTTCATGTGCCGTGGAATTTGCAGGTAATCACGGCTGAAGAAAACCTGCGTAAATCTAATAAATGGGAGACTAACTAATGGTCGGTAAAAAGACCCCCGACGACATCGTCACCGCATCACGCATACCGTTGTTGCTTAACGCGTCGCCATACGGCACGCCAAACGACTTGCTGGCTGAGGCACTAGCCTCAATAGAGGGCAAGCCAAACCCCAACCCATTCAGCGGCAACGAAGCCTGTGACTGGGGAGATGCCTTGGAGGGAATTATCCTTACCACTTCGGCTGAACGGCTCAACCTGACTGACCTGAAGCTGGAACACGACGCCATATTTCACGACACGCTACCATTTGCCGTGTCTCTGGACGGCACCGCTGACGGCGGGCTGGGGCATGAAGTCACGACCGATCCGTCAAAAGGCATCTACTGCGTTGACGGCCCTGTCTGGGTTGACGGCGTGGGAGTGCTAGAGAGCAAGCTGACTAGCAGTAAGCCCGAAGACCGGCCAGCGCCTCACAGGGGGCCGCTACAGTTGCAGGGGCAATTGATGGCCACCAAACTAACGTGGGGCGCTGTGTGCGTCTTGTACGGCGGTATAGAGCTACGCATCTTCTTGTATCAGGCAAACGCTGCCACGCAGTCGCGCATCACGGATGAAATCGAGGAGTTTGAGCGCCGCAAGTTTGACGTTGACTGGTATCCGATACAGTCCAGCTCTGACGGCAATACCGCGTATCCTCGTGTCGATGACGGCGCACCGCCAATCACGCTTGAGGGCGAGGACAACGACTGGCTGGCGCAACTTGTCAACGCCAAGGACGCCAAGAGAGCCGCTGAGGGCGACATTGATGAGGCTGAGGCTATGCTGAAAGAACGCCTTGGCAGCCACGATGAGGCGGTCGGGATGGTCGGCAATCGCTCTTACTATGTTAAATGGCCAATGCGTAACTTCAAGGCGCAGCCGGCCAAAACGACGCCAGCCAAGCCCGCACGGATTGCGCGGCAAGGCACACTGACAATCAAGGAGGTGCGTGATGATTGATGTGCCGCTGACAAAGGCTCAGGCGGAGCTGCGGATTCTGATTGACCGCATGACCCGCCGGTATGGCTACACGCCAACCATCAATGAGCTGTCGCAAAAGACCGGCAAGAGCTTCAGCCAAGTACACCGGCTGATGACCGGCCTAGTCGAGCGTGGCGCGGCTGAGAAGGTGGCTGGTCGAGCCAGAGCGTTTAAATTACTATAGGGAGATGACATGCAGACAGAACACCTAAAACCCGACGACCTAGTCAGCGTGACTGGCCCCAAGGGCAGGACAGTCACGGCTATGGTCAGGCGGGTCGAGCGCATTGACGATGAAAGCTACAACGTAGTTTTTGAGGATATGCAGACCGCCGACAGGTTCGACTATCAATATCTATACAAGTGAGGTGAGGGGGCGGAAGCGACCTTATTTTTTGCCGAAGAACTTGGCGGCAGAGCGTG